AACCAACGCCAATTCAGTTAGATATTGCTGAATATATGCAGGATGGGCCTAAAAGAAGGATCATTGAAGCGTTTCGGGGGGTAGGAAAGAGCTGGATGGCAGCTGCTTATGTACTTTGGTTGCTAAGAAATGACCCACAGAAGAAGATTATGGTGGTGTCGGCTAGTAAAACGAGGGCTGATGACTTTGCACAGTTCTGTTTGAGACTAATAAGAGAGATGAAGATACTAAAGTGTTTAGATCCTGACAGAGATGAACAAAGAAGTGCAAGTAATAGGTTTGATGTAAGGCCATCTATCCCAGATCAGAGTCCATCAGTAAAATCTGTGGGTATTTTTGGACAATTAACTGGATCTAGAGCAGATTTAATCCTTGCTGATGACGTTGAAGTACCTAATACAGCTTGGACAGTAGGTATGAGAGAAAAATTATTACACTCTGTCGGTGAATTTAATGCAATTTTGAAGCCTGGTGGGGAAATTATGTTCCTTGGTACGCCTCAAACTGAAGAAAGTATCTATAACAAACTGAGATCTAAGAGTTATCAATGTCGAATTTGGCCTTCAAGGTATCCAAAGAAGCCTGAAAAGTATGGAGATGCTCTTGCTCCAGTAATTTTTGATAGATGTGTTGAAAGAAAAGATATGCCAACTGATCCAGATCGCTTCTCAGAGATGGATTTAGTTGAAAGAGAAGCTAGTTATGGAAGATCACAGTTCACTTTACAATTTCAACTCGATACTACCCTCTCCGACCTCCAGAGATTCCCTCTTAGATTAAGTGACCTAATTGTTATGGAGGTAGATCAGAACGCTCCAGAGAAGCTTGTATGGTCTTCTGGTGCTGAATATAGAATTAATGACCTACCGACAGTCGGATTTAGTGGTGATTATTATCATAGACCTGCTTTTATTCATGGAGAGTGGATTGAGTTTCAAGGATGCGTAATGTTCGTTGACCCTTCAGG